CATCCCCCGGACACAAGCGTCCCAACCAAAAACCTCAATGTCTTCGACTCTGATCATATTTACCTCCCGAACCAATGGTCCTCGATTTTAAAACAGTCGTGCATCCAGCCGTGCTTCTTCGTGCTGAAATATACATAATCTGCAGGTATCACGGTCTCGGTCTCCCGAAGGACCTCGCTGATCACATCGCTCTGGACCTCGGTCGGCCGCACCTTGTTCCGGCTCTTCCAGGTCGCAAACTGCCCTTTCTGACTCAGAACGCCCTCGATCGTGTCCGGCCATTCCGGAGACCGGAGCCGGTTGAAGATCACCTCGACCACGGCCTTCTGGCCATCAAAGCTCTGATCGTTTGCTTCCGCCCACAGGATCCTCTCCAGCAGATCCCCTTCATACTCGGAGACGGAAACATCCGCATATACCGGCTGAGGCTCCTCAGCCCTTGCCGTCATCGGTGTCAACACGATGGCGGCCGCGAAGAATAACGTGATTATCTTTTTCATAATATGGATCCTCCTTGAATCGGTCACACTGGCCATTCTTGATTCTGGACCAGTCACAGTGCAGCTCAAAAAGACAGTTCATGCACTCAGCTTCTTTCTCCATCCTTCAGCTCCTTGATCCGCCGCTGGATGTACCAGACGGCCTTCTCGAGATCTTCCACTTCCTTCGCTGGATCCTTCTTTCCTGCTCGGCTGATGTACTTCACCGCATTGCCCAGACAGTAGCCCAGCTTCTTGTCCTCAATGTACTCGATCACTTCGATCCTTCCGTCCGTATAGTGGGCCGGATGATTGACCGGATCGCACGGCTGCTTAATGATTGCCATTCTCTTCGTCCTCCTCTTCCTGATATGCTCCCTGTCTGCCCATAAACACTCCGCGCAGAAGGTTCGAAAAAGAATCTGCCAGAGTGTTGCTCTGCCTTAATTCGTCAGCATTGCACTCGATCTCAGTCACCTTTATTTTCATGCTCATCCTCCTCTGCTGCCTTTTCCATCTCAGGCGTAAATGGTTCCGGATCTCCGAGATCGATGCAGATCGTCGGCTCCGGGCTGTCAGTAATTCCTATCATGTCCTTCGCATGGTAGAGAGTTCTGGCCGAGACATCAGCCAGGAGAAAGCAGACGTTGCTGTCTCCCGGAAACTTCTGCAGGTAATCAATAAAATCTTTTGCACGCATTCAGCTTCTCCTTCCAGATCTTGTACAGCTTCTCATTCTTCCGGAAGATCTTCCCGATCCTGTCTATCTCTTCGCTTGTCGCGTACTGCAGGATGTAGTTGATGATCCTCCGGGCCTGCGGCAGCGGCAGCAGGACGTAGTTCACGCCTCTGTAGCGGACTCCGGTGGCCGGATCCGTCCAGGCGGGCTCCCGCTTGATCACGCCTGCTTCTTTTACGATCACATTGAGATCAAAGGTCATCCGCCATGTATGGCCGAAGTCTCCCTCCCCGATCGTCAGAATATTATCCTCGGTTAGCATTCTGCCTCCTTTCCGTCGTCCTCCGGATCTTGTGCTTGTAGATCTCCCGGAAGCCGGGCTCGTCCTTCCTGAAGTCCAGGAAGTATCTGAGCTGCTCCACCATGACGGTGACGTCCGCCAGCTCCTCGAGGATCTGCTGCCGGGCCTCTTCCTCTGTCAGCTTCACCGGCGCGCCATGCCCTGCCGCCCGGTGGTACTTGCTGATCGCCTGGATCAGCTCGGCCGCCTCTTCCTGCGTCTGCAGAAGGACCTCCTCAAGTCCGTAGTGCTTCGCGTTCTCGATGTTCTCCGCCATGACCTGGCAGAGTTCCTCGTCGTATCTCATGTCTTTCTCTCCTTAAGTGCTCGCATAAGCGCGGCCTGCGTGACGTCCTTCGTCCGCAGGGCCTGCATGACCTGCTCGTCCACGGTGCCGGCGGCCACCAGGTGATTGATCACCACGGACTGATGTTTCTGGCCCTGCCGGTACAGCCGGGCATTGGCCTGCTGATAGAGCTCCAGGCTCCAGGTCAGCCCGTACCAGACGATAATGTGACCGCCCTCCTGGATGTTCAGGCCGTGCCCTACAGAGGCCGGATGCGCCATGATCAGAGGCACCTTCCCGTCGTTCCAGTCCGCGATGTCCTCCGAGGTGCTCAGGATCCTGGCCTTCGGGAAGCGCTCCATCAAGGCTTCTTTGTCCGCCTGGAAGTTGTAAAAGACCAGGATCGGCTGGCCAGGATTGCAGTCTATGATTTCTTCCAGGGCATCCAGTTTCTTCTCATGGATTCGGTGCGGCTCCTTGTCAAAGTCGTAGGCGAAGCCGTTGGCCAGCTGCAGAAGTTTTCCCATGACAGCCGCAGCGCTGAAGGCTTCTATGGTGGAGCCGTCTTCCAGCTTCAGCAGCTGGGCCTGCTCCATCTGCTTATAGGCCGTGAGCTCCTTCGGATCCATCCGGACCGGGATCACGTTCTCGATCTTCTCCGGCATCTGCAGATAGTCTTCCGCCTTCATGCTCATGCAGATATCCTCCAGAAGCCGATTGATCTTCTTCCGGGCTCCGGGCTTCTCGACATAAATGCCGTAAGAGGGATCCCTGGATACGTTCCGGAAGAATTCCAGCCGGTATCCGGTGATGGTCCTCCCGAGGCGCGCGCCTCTGTCCAGGAGATAGATCTCACTCCAGAGATCTAGATATCCGTTGGACGCCGGCGTGCCGGTGAGGCCGATGACCCGCCGGGATCTCGTGATCGCCTTCCGCAGGGCCTTGAAGCGCTGGGCCTGCGGCGACTTGAAAGATGAGAGCTCATCGATCACCACGGTGTCAAAGTCCCACTCAGGCAGCTCCCGGATCAGCCAGCAGACATTCTCCCGGTTGATCACGTAGATGTCCGCCTCGGCTCTCAGGGCCCTCTTCCGATCCGCAGGGCATCCCAGGACCTTAGAGATCCTCAGCGTCCGGAGATGGTCCCACTTCTGACTCTCCCTGCTCCAGGTATCCTCCGCCACTCTCTTCGGTGCGATGACCAGGACCTTCTCTACATCCAGGCTGTCGATCAGATCTCTGACGGCTGTCAGGGTGATGACCGTTTTGCCGAGGCCCATATCCAAAAAGAGCCCGCAGCGCTCATGCTCCATAATCCAGTTGTAAGCTGTCCGCTGGTACGGATGCGGGACGTATCTCATCTAAAAACTCCTCCAGTTCCTTCATGCCGTGAAGCACCACGACCTTCATGCCGAGGTCCTGCAGCTTCCCGATCTGTCTTTTCTGGCCGGGACTTAATCGGCCGGTCTCCGTTTTAAGCTCCACAAAAGTGATCACTCCCGGCAGGATCACGATTCGATCCGGCACGCCGGTGTTGCCAGGGCTCACAAATTTGTAGGCCATGCCGCCCATTTTTCTGATTTCCCGGACCAGCTTTTTCTCGATCTCTGATTCCAGCATTTTCCTCCTCTCCGCAGGTGTGAAAGGTGTGAAAACTTTTTCCGCGTCTTCCTATATACCTCTCGCGCGTATGCGTATACGCGTTTACGCGGGCGCTCGCTCTCCCTATTCTTCATTTAATCTTTATTAGAGAAATTCTTTTCACACTTTTCACATCCCGCATAACGCAAGGGTTTCAGGCGTGAAAAGCGCCTTTCGGCTTTTCACACTTCTTTTCACACTCTTCACAGGCAGGGTGTGAAAAGCTCGGAGGTGTGAAAAGCTCTTTTCACAGCTTTTCACACTTCTTTTCACGCTCATAAACACCTCCGGATCCATATCCCCGGATCCTTTTGTTCTTCTGGGACCGGCCCCATCCGGGTATCTTTTTCATGATCTTTCCGATCATGTAGGAGTCTTTTGTCTCCAGCTGCCCGATGGACCTGTGGAAGCATTCCACCCATATCTCCGCATTGCAGACACGGTCCCGCTGCATGACGCCTGGATGCTCATCCCTGGCGTCAAAGTCTGAATTCAGCCACTCGAGTCTCTGAGTCACCGTCCGGTCGTACCAGTCCTCCGGCAGCAGGGTGTCCAGGTACTCCTGCACCTGTCCTTCCTTAGGATCAGACTCCAGCGCCTGCCGCTGCCGCTCTTCTGCTTCTTTCAGGACGTCACCTCTGAGGATCAGCTCCTCTCCGGCATCCATCCGCATCTTTGCCTCGGCCCATATCTGAGCCACCTCTTCGGCAGTGATCTCCCAGGGCTCCAGTAGGCCTTCTCCCGCCACTCTGACATCCCAGAAGCGGCGATTCCCCTGCAGGTCACGAAGGTATCCCGCGTCTCCTGCGTTGGTCGTACCGATGAAGATGCACTGGCGCTTATGATGCGTGACCCTCCGAGCGTAGGCAGCTCTGTAGACATCATCCTGCCGGCTGATAAAGCTCCGCAGCGTCTCGATGTCTGTCTTTCGCATGCCTGCCAGCTCCCCGATCTCGAGGATCCAGTAGCCCTGCAGCTTCTCCGCGCCGGCCTTTGTCGCCGTATCAGCCAGGCTTAAAGAGTCATTGAACCACTCGCCGCCCAGCTTCTGGATCAGGGTGCTCTTGCCGATGCCCTGCGGACCGTTCAGCACGAGGATCGTGTCAAACTTGCAGCCGGGCACCAGGATCCGTTTCACGGCAGCGCACAGCGTCTTCCGTGTCACCTGCCTCGTGTACTCTGAGTCTTCCGCGCCGAGGTAGTCCACCAGCAGAGTGTCCAGGCGCTCCGTCCCGTCCCACTCCGGCAGCGTTTCCAGGTACTCCCGGACCGGATGCACGGCCCGGTCGTCGGCCACCTTCTGCAGGCCATCCATGACCGTCTGCCGAGGGAACTGGGCGAACTTCTCAAGATAGGCCCTCAGCTGCACGTCGTCCGAGTCTGTCCAGATCCCGGACTTCTTCCCCCAGGGCAGCTCTGTCGTGATGTCGATCGTGTCCGCCATGAGATTCGTGTGGACCCCGTCGAAGGCTGCATTCATCCGGATCAGCACCGTGACATTGTGGATGGTCGTCTTGATCAGGCCTTTGTCCGTGCGCTCCAGGTCTGCCTCAGTGACCTCCTCGTCGTCGCCGTCAAACTCTGACAGGGCCTCGGCCATCTGCTCCTCTGTGAGGCGCTTCGTGACCTCAGGGTCATGAGCTGCGAGCGCGGACATAGCTACGAAGCTCGGCAGCTTATTGATCGGAGTGTCAGGCAGGGCCCGGGCGTCCTTCTCCCCGAAGAGATGCAGACGCACCAGGTCGAAGGAGTTGCAGAGCCGGCCGCCGGCCGGGTCCGTGCTGTGGTTGGAGTAGGCGAAGGCGCCGTCCTCATACAGCACGAGGCCCGCGCTGGTGCTTCCGCCGGTGTAGGTGTATCTGCCCTTTCCGGCATCCACATAAGCGTCCTTGAGGTACTTCTCGATGGCGGCAGGCACGTCGTAGACCCGGCAGAAGGCTCCGACCATGCCGGGCTTCGTAGTAGGATCGCCCTGCTTATCGGCCGTCTTCTTATGGACCGCCTCCACTCTGGAGGAGACCGGCCAGCTTGACACGTCTGTCCAGTCCGGGTACTGCTTCAGCACCTCATCGGCGCTGAGGAGCTCACCCTCCACATGGTCGAAAAGATACTCTCCGTCCCTGGAGTAGCTCGGCCAGTACATAAGCCGGCTCGGCTGGTAGGTCGTGTCATCGAAGTAGTCGATGCCGATGTCGAGCGCCACGCGCCTCGCTATGGCCTCGTACTCGTCCGGGCTTACATCTCTGTCCAGAGGAATGATCAGCCGGTATCTGGGTGCCTCAGGCCGGTGCTTGTGGGTGCTGTAGACCGCGCACGTGTAGCCGACGGTCAGCTTGATCTCATCCCAGAGGTCCGGCACCGCAGAGTCCACGTCAAGCGTGAGCATGCTGCGGAGCTTCACCGTCTGGGCGTTTCGTTTGCCTCCCTGCAGGACGCCACCGACGAAGCCGCCGATGTCTTTGATCCCGTCCTGCTCGTCCTTACTCATCCGCAGGTATTCCGCCTGCGTCTCCTGTGTCCTGGTGGGCTTGCTGAATCGGTCTCGGAGGAGTTCTGCCCAGGTGATCTCCTTATTCTTCCACTTTTTATCGAAGCGGCTTTTGCCGATCGATATCCAGTAGGCTCTGTCTTTCAAGGATCTCCCCCCCCTCTTGATTACGGCAGCTGCTTAGCGTTGAGATATCCGAAGCACTTCTGCAGTCTGTCGGTATACTTCTGATCTACGCGGAAGGTCTCCCCCGTCGTCAGCTTCAGGATCCCAGTCTCCTCATGAAAGTAGGTGACCTGATCCGTATTGATAAATGTTGATTTGTCTATCTTTATGAACATGGCTTAGTCCTTCTTATAAAACTCTGTCTCATAGCCGTCTCCCCGGAGCACGAGCTCCGGAGCCCATGCC